GAGCACCTACCGCCGAACCGCGGGCCCGGCTTCGTGCGCGACCTCTGCCAGCTCGCCCCCGTGGTCGTCTTCTCCGCGGCGATCCCCGGCCAGGGCGGGACCGGCCACGTCAACGAGCAGTGGCCGAGCTACTGGTGCGACCTCTTCGAGGCCGAAGGCTTCGCGGTCTCCGGCGCGCTCCGCTTCGAGCTCTGGGACGACGATCGGGTGGAGAACTGGTACCGCCAGAACCTCCTCGTCGCGGTGGCCCCCACCGCCGCCGGCCGGCCCGAGCTCGCCGAGCTCCTCGCCTCTCCGCTCGCGCCTCCGTGGCCGATCGTCCACCCCGTCCTCTACAACGCCCGGAGGTCCTCGTGAACACCGTCGCCGTGTGCATGGCCCGAGACGAAGAGGACGTGATCCGCTCCACCGTGGCGCACATGCTCGACGAGGTCGACGCCGTGATCGTCGCCGACAACCTCTCGACCGACCGGACGAGGGAGATCCTCGACGAGCTCGCCGGCGCGCACCCCGGGCGCCTCGTGGTCGTCGAGGACCCCGAGCCCGCCTATCGCCAGTCCGAAAAGATGACCGCCCTCGCGCTCCGGGCCCGGCTCGACCTCGGCGCCGAGTGGATCGTCCCCTTCGACGCCGACGAGCTGTGGTACTCCCCCTTCGGCCGGATCGCCGACGTCCTCGCCGACGTCGCGCCGCAGTGGCTCATCACGCCGGCCCCGCTCTTCGACCACGTGGCGACCGCCGAAGACCCGCTCGAGCTCGACCCCGTCCGCCGGATGGGATGGCGCCGGCGCGAGCGGAACCCTCTCCCGAAGGTCGGCTGCAGGTGGCGCGCTGACCTCGTGATCGCGCAAGGGAACCACGACGCCCACTACGCCGGCCGCGGGACCCGCTTCGACGAGCTCCTCGCGGTGAGGCACTTCCCCTACCGCTCGATCGAGCAGCTCGTGAGGAAGGTCCGGAACGGCGCCGCCGCGTACACCGCCGCCGGCGACTCCCTCCCCGAGACCTTCGGCGCACACTGGCGCCAGTGGGGGAAGCTCCTCGACGAGCGAGGGGAGGAGGCGATCGCCGAGCTCTTCCGCACGTGGTACTGGCGCGAGACGCCCCGAGCTCCGCTCACCCTGCCCGACGGGGACCAGCTCCCGCCGCTCCTCTTCGATCCGGCGCCGCTCTCGTGAGCTCGATCGCCGCCCTCATGCCCTCCGGGATCACCGACGAGTGGCGCGCCTCGGCCCGCGTGTACGTCGAGCAGTGGTACGCCCGACACTTCCCCGAGGTCGAGCTCGTCACCGGAGAGTGCGCGCAGGCCTCGGAGTGGAGCAAGGGAGAGGCGATCGCCGACGCCTTCGGGAAGACCTCCGCCGAGGTCCTCGTGCTGGCCGACGCCGACTCCTTCATGCTCGACCCCGGCCATCTCCGCTCGGCGATCGACCTCGTCCGCCTCGCCGGCCACCCCTTCGCCGTCCCTCACTCGAAGGTCTACCGGCTCCGGCCCGACGAGACGAAGAGGATCGAGCTCGCGCCCGAGCTCGCGCCGCGCCTCGGCTACACCGCCCGCCCGGTCTACGAAGGCCCGATCGGCGGAGGGATCACGGTCGTCTCCCGTGAGGCCTTCGAGCTCGTGCGCGGGATCGATGCCCGCTTCCTCGGATGGGGAGGCGAGGACCTCGCGTTCGGGTGGGCACTGCAGACCCTCGCCGGCGCGGGCCCGCGGCTCGAAGGCCGGCTCGTCCATCTCTGGCACCCTCACCCCGCGCCCACCCTTCGAGGATCCCCGGCCTCCGAGGAGCTCGTGGCGAAGTACCGCGCAGCGCGAGGAGTCCGCCGGCGGATGGCCGCGGTCGTCGCGGGCGAAGAGTGGGTCCCGGCTCCACCGCTCGAAGCTCCGGTACGGTTCCGGATGACCGCGAACCGATCATCGCTCCGGCTCCCGTGCGGAGACCTCGTCAAGTTCCGAGGCCATCTCTACGAGACCAGCGACCCGGACGAGGTCGAGCAGATCAGAACCTTCGCAATCGTCAGAGAGGAGCACCGCCGATGACCGTCCAGTTCGTCTCCGCGCTAGAGCTCGCGACCTACTTCAACGGGACCACCGACCTCGCCGATCTCACCCCCGAGTGGATCGCCCAGGCGAACCTCCTCCTCGAGATGATCTCCGCCGACGTCGAGGCCGCCGCCGGAGTGCCGATCGACGCCGGCTCCGTGACCGTGCTCCTCGCCGGAACGTGGTCGAGGGACCTCGAACTACCGGCCGGCCCGATCTCCTCCGTCTCCGCCGTGACCGTGAACGGGATCTCGGTCGAGCCCGCCGGCTACTACTGGAACGACCGAGCTCTCCTCCGTCGAGGGATGCACGCCGCCGACGTCCTCGACGACGACGCGGACGACTGGCCCCTCTCCGGCCAGGGAGCAGACTCCCGCGCCGGCCGAGGATGGGGAGGCCCCGCGGCGACCGTCGCGGCCGAGCTCGCCGTCGGCTTCGCCGCTCCCGTCCCCGACTTCATTCGCTCGCTCGTGCTCCGGATCGCCGCGCGCACCTTCGGCAACGTCGGCCAGGTGACGCAAGAGACCCTCGCGATCTACTCCGTGAGCTACGGCGCCAGCACGAACACGAACGACGGCTCGCACGTCACCGCGGCCGAGCGGAAGCGCCTCCGGAAGATGCTCAACCGGACCGGCGGGACGATCTCCGCCGGCGGAAGGTAGGAGCTCGTGGACCTCTCGCGCCTCCTCCGTCAACCGATCATCGTCGAGCACACGACGCAGGACGGCCCGCCCGATGAGATGGGCGACCCGACCGAGGAGACCACGTGGACCCGCTTCCTCGGCTACGTGTGGCAGACGCAGGCCGACGAGACCACCGCGAACGCCCACATCGAGCGCGAGGACTGGCAGCTCGCCCTCGAGCGGAGCGCCGCCGGCAACATCGACGCCGGCGACCGGATCTACGCCGACGGCCAGCTCGACGACCTCGGCGACTACGTGGCCGGGACCGGCCAGGCCTTCAACGTGGCCGGCCCTCCGTGGCCCGCGCTCAACCCGCGGACCCAGCTCGTCGAGTACGTCCAGGCCCGGCTCGATCGGAGCTCGTGATGGCCGGCGGCTTCCGCTTCGAGCCCGACTCCGCCGGGATCTTCGAGGTCTCCTCCGGCGAGGCCGTGAAGGGGATCCTCACGCAGCGCGCCCAGGACGCCGCGAAGGAGGTCCGGAAGCTCGGCCCGAAGAAGACCCGGAGCTTCTTCAACTACCGGAAGGGAGTCAAGGCCCGGCCGGCGAAGAAGGTCGGCAAGGGCTACGAGGCCGCCGTCGAAGTGGACTCCCCCGGGTGGCACTTGCCCGAGTACGGGACGAGCTCGATCACCCCGACCGCGCCGATCCGTCGAGGAGTCCGCCTCGCCGGCCTCGACTTCAAGGAAGGGAACTAGCCCGATGACCGACCTCTGGATCCCGCCGAACATGGAGGCCCTCGTGAGCGCCTTCCTCCGCGACCAGGCCGAGATGACCGACCTCGTCGCGGACCGGATCTACACCGCCATCCCGAAGGACGCGACCTACCCGCTCGTGCGCGTGGTGCAGCTCCTCGACACGCCGGCCGGCGCGCCGCTCTACTCCGTCGCCTTCGAGATGCAGGTCGAGTCCTTCGGCGGATCGAAGGCCGAAGCGTGGCGGATCGCAAGCACCGCTCGAGCTCTCATCGATGCGCGACTCCTCGGCGACTACCCCGGCTTCGGAGTGGTGAACGGCTCCACCCCGGGAGCTCTCCTCGATCTCCCCGACGAGGACTTCACGCCGGCCAAGCCGCGGTGGCTCTTCTCGTCCACCATCTACGGCCGGCCAGGCGCTACCGTCACGAGCTGACGAGCGGAACGCCTCCGCTCGTGACAGAGCAAGGAGGCCGCCCCTCATGCCCACACAGAACCCCGGAGAGATCGTCATCGCCGGAACCGGCACGATCTACCACGCCCCCGAAGGCGTGGTCCTGCCGAACTACCTCACGGACGCGCTCGACCCCGACTTCCTCGCCGTCGGCTTCACCACCGAGGACGGAGCGAAGTTCACGGACGAGAAGAGCACGAATCAGGTCCGCCCGTGGCAGAGCTTCTACCCCGTCCGGACGCACATCACCGAGCGGAGCGCGACCGTCGAGGCCTCGCTCTTGCAGTGGAACGAACCGAACATGATCCTCGCCTATGGCGGAGGCGGAGTCACCGAGCCCCAGGCCGGCGAGTACCGCTATCACCCGCCGAGCCCGGAGGAGCTCGCGATCGTCGCGATCGTGATCGACTTCACCGACGGGGACAAGCACTACCGCTTCACCGCCGGCCGCGCCTTCGTGACCTCGAACACGGAGACCACGTGGGCGAAGAGCGGACCCGCTCTCCTCCCGATCACCTTCGAGATTCTCGCGCCCGAGGGCGACGGGGATCCGTGGACGATCGACAGCGACGACCCCGCGTTCGCCCCGTTGGCGAGCTGACCGTGGCGAAGCTCCGCATCACCTACCGCACCGCCCGCCAGCCCGACGAGGTCACGCTCGGCGCCTTCTCGCAGATCGCCGCGAAGCGCCGGTACGGCCTCGAAGCAACGAAGAGCGAGGACCCCGAGGTCGCGCTCTTCGGATGCTTCGTCGAGCTCGAAGGCCCCGCCGTCGCGAAGGACCCGGACGCGTTCGACGCGTGGCTCTTCGACGTCGAGACCTTCGGCCTCGTGGCCGGGGAGGACGATCCCGAGGACCCTTCGCCGGCGGAGACCCAGTCTTCCGACACGTCGCCCGGATCTCCGCCGACCTCGGACTAGACCCGTGCTCGATCCTGCACGCCCCGGGGGAGCTCTTCGAGGAGCTCTCCCGGGCGCACCGGGAACGATGGACGCACGCCGACGAGCTCCTCGCCCTCGTGCTGCAGAAGCTCGACGAGCTCGTGATCCTCACCGGCCGAGCATGGTCGGACCCGAAGAAGATCAGCGCCCGAGCTCCGAAGCCCTACCGCTACCCGCGGCCGGCGGAGCGGAAGCACAAGCGGAAGGGATCGAGCCCGGAGGAGATCCGGCGATTCTTCCGAGGCAAGTAGAAGAGGAGGTGAGCAGCGATGGCAGGTGACAAGGTCGGGACCGGGTACGTCCCCATCAAGCCCGACACCGACGGCTTCGGCGCCGAGCTCGAGAAGGGTTTGGACAAGGAAGGCACGCCCGCCGCCTCGCGCTCCGGCGACAAGATGGCGAAGGCCGCCAAGGGCGCGTTCCTCGCCGGAGTCGCGCTCATCGGCAAGAGCGTGATGGACTTCGGCGGCTTCGAGAAGCAGATGAACGAGGTCTTCACCCTCTTGCCCGGGATCTCCGGCGACGCGATGGGGAAGATGACCCAGCAGGTCAAGGACTTCTCGGTCGAGTTCGGAGTCCTCCCGCAAGAGGTCGTGCCAGCCCTCTACCAGTCCCTCTCGGCAGGCGTCCCCGCCGACAACGTCTTCGGCTTCATCGAGACCGCGCAGAAGCTCGCGAAGGGCGGAGTGACCGACCTCACGACCGCCGTCGATGGTCTCTCCTCCGTGGTCAACGCCTACGGCTCCGACGTCCTCTCGGCGGACCAGGCCTCCGACCTCATGTTCACGACCGTGAAGCTCGGCAAGACGAACATCGAGGAGCTTTCGTCCTCCCTCTTCCAAGTCACCCCGACCGCCGCCGGCCTCGGCGTGGCCTTCGGAGACGTGACCGCCGCCCTCGCCGCGATGACACTCCAAGGCGTCCCGACCTCCGTCGCGACGACCCAGCTCCGCCAGCTCTTCGTCGAGCTCTCGAAGGAGGGAAGCGCCGCCGCCGGCACCTTCCAAGAGCTCAGCGGGAAGAGCTTTCGGGACTTCATCGCCGGCGGAGGGAACGTCCAAGAGGCTCTGCAGGTCATGGAGAAGGGCGCCGCCGACGCCGGCCTCTCCATCTCCGACATGTTCGGCTCCGTCGAGGCCGGCTCCGCCGCGCTGGCCCTCACCGGCGGAGGGACCGAGGCCTTCACGAACGCGCTCGCCGGCATGGACGACAGCGCCGGCGCGACCCAGGCCGCCTTCGATCAGATGAACCAGGGACTCGGCGCGACCCTCGACAAGCTCAAAGCGAAGTTTTCGGTAACCCTCCTCAACATCGGCGAGCAGATCGCCCCGACGATCGGCGCGATCGGCGAGGCCTTCGGGATGCTCCTCGAAGTCTTCTCGAAGATCCCCGGCCCGCTGCAGGCCGTGATCGTGCTCGTCGGCACCGCCGGCGCCGGCCTCTTCGCGTTCGCGAAGCCGATCATGAACGGGATCGCCCTCTTCCAGAAGCTCGGCGGAGTCATGTCCGCGCTCGCCGCGAACCCGTGGGTCCTCGTGGTCGTCGGCCTCGTCGCGATCGCGATCCTCATCGTCAAGAATTGGGACAAGGTCAAGGCCGCCCTCGTTGCCACCTTCGAGGCGATCTCGAAGGCCGCCTCCGTCGCGTGGCAGGGGATCCAGGCCGGAGCGAAGGCCGCGTGGGGAGCGATCGAGGCCGCCGGCCGAGGGATCGCCGACGCCGCCTCCGCCGTGTGGGGAGCGATCACCGCGGCCGCCTCGGCCACGTGGGGAGCGATCACCGCGACCGCCGGCGCCGTGCGCGACTTCGTCGTGGGAGTCTGGAACGCGATCACCGGCGCAGCGACCGCGACGTGGGACGCCATCACGGCCGCCGCGACCGCGGTCTCCGGCTTCGTGATCGGCATCTGGAACGGGATCGGCGCGGCCGCCTCCGCCGTGTGGAGCGGGATCACTGGCGCCGTCTCGGCCACCGTGGGGACGATCGTCTCGATCGTGACCGGGATCCCGAACGCGATCTCGTCCGCCTTCGGCGTGCTGGCCGACGTGATCTCGGCCCCGTTCCGCGCCGCGTTCGCCGGGATCAAGGCCGCGTGGAACAGCACCGTCGGCGGCTTCGGATTCAAGACCCCCGACTGGATCCCGCTCCTCGGCGGAAAGAGCTTCACGATCCCGAGCATGGCCGCCGGCGGAGTCCTCACGAGCCCGACCCTCGCCCTCGCCGGAGAGTACGCCGGCGCCGCCAGGAACCCCGAGATCGTCACCCCGCAGAACATCATGCGCGAGACCGTGATCGACGCGATCACGAGCACCGGCGCCGCCGCCGGAGCAGGCCTCACCGTGAACGGCCCCCTCATCGGCTCGGCCACCATCCGCGACGACCGCGACATTGTCGAGCTCTCCCGTGAGCTCGCCCGCGAGGTCGAGCGCCGCAGCAGAGGCGCCGGGAAGCGCCTCGGAGGAGTGAACGCGACATGACCTCGACCACCTTCACCTTCGACGGAGTGAGCTCGACCACGATCCCCGAGCTCCTCGTGACCCGAGTCCGCCGGCCGCTCGTCGCGACCCGCCGCGACGAGTACGTCGAGGTCCCCGGCCGCGAGGGATTCTGGCTCTTCCCCGAGAAGGCCGGCGCGAGGATCCTCACGCTCGAGCTCGACTTGCTGGCCGCCGGCTTCGCCGCTCGACGAGCTGCAGTGATCGCCCTCGCCGATCTCCTCGACCGGCCGGCCGCCCTCGCGAAGCTCATCGTCGACGACGAGCCCGACCGCTTCCACCGCTGCAGGTTGGCCAGCGCGCCCGACCCGGAGGAGTGGCTCAACCACGGCGCCTTCGCCGTCGAGCTCATGGCCGAGCCCTACGCCCAGCAGATCACCCCGACCGAGGAGACGTGGACCGCTACCAGCGCGGTCGCGCACAACTTCACCCCGGCCGACGACGTCTACGGGATCCCCGAGATCGAGGTCACCGCGAACGGAGGAACCGTGACCTCCCTCGTCCTCGACGTGAACGGGGACGTGCTGACCTACGCCCTCGGCGGGACCGGCCTCACCGCCGGCCAGACCATCACGATCTCGACCCTCGGCTACGTCCTCACCCGCGGAACCTCCGGCGACCCGGATCTCGACGGGACCTTCGACCCCGACGATCTCGACATGGCGACCGTCTCCGGCGACTTCGGCTACATCGCCGCCGGCGCGAACACGATCACCCTCACCCGGACCGGCTCCGCCCTCACGCTCGGAGTCACCGTCCGCTGGCGCCAGAGGTCCCGCTGATGGCCCGCCCGCTCGTGTGGGTCTACACCCTCGCCGGCGCGCGGTACCTCCCGATCCACGACCTCGGCGAGCTCGTGCAAGAGGACCGGCTGAACGACGTCGAGACCCTCACCTTCTCGCACCGCGCCGACGACCCCAAGGCCTTCGCCGTGCTCCCCGACCGGCTCGTCGATTACGAGGGACGCTTCTACCGGATCGAGGAGCTCCGCCAGTACCGCGCCGGCGCCGCCGCGATGGTCGAGGTCTACGCCGAGGCGCGATGGATGGACCTCGGCAAGATCGTGCGCGCCGGATCCTTCTCCCTCCTCGGCCAGACCGCGCAGGCCGGCCTCGATACGATCCTCCTCGGCACCGGGTGGACCGCTTCCCTCGACCCCGTCGACGCCTCGCTCTACTCGATGGAAGACCTCGACGCCTCCGCGCTGACCCTCCTCCGCCGATGGGCCGGGATCGTCGGACGGGAGATCGAGTGGGACACCGCAGCGAAGACGATCACGCTCGTGACCTCGATCGGCCAGGACCGCGGGATCGGCTTCCGATGGGGACACAACCTCCGCAGCGTGGAGCGCCGCTACCGGCCGCCCGTGGCCACCAGGCTCTACCCCTTCGGCGCGAACAACCTTGACATCACCGCCGTGAACCCCGGCCTCACGAACTACGTCGAGGACTTCTCGTGGTACACCGCGCAAGGCCTCACGCTGACCGAGGCCCGAGCTCTCTTCCGGAAGGATCAGGTGTGGGTCGATACCCGCTACCTCCTCGCGCTCAACCTCTACGACGCCGCCGTCCGCCGCCTCGCCTCGCTCGCCCAGCCCGTGCTCTCCTACGAGCTCTCGGTCGTGGACTTCTCGAAGCTGACCGGCTCGACCGCCGACGACGTCGAGCTCGGCGACACCGTCCGCGTCCGGGACGCCGGCTTCGGGATCGACGTCGCGACGCGCGTGGTCCGCCTCCTCCGGAAGGACCTTCGCCCGCAGGACAACGAGATCGAGCTCGACTACCTGCAGCCCGGCCTCTCCGAGGTCGAGGACTCCGAGACCTCTCGAACGATCGACTACGGGGAGCTCGCGATCCTCGTCGATGCAAACGCCGCGATTCAGACGATCACCGGAGTGAACACGATCCTGGCGAGTATCCAGATCACCAGCACCGGCGAGACCACGGTCGTCGCGGGTGGCACGATCAAGGGCACCGCCACCGGGACCGGGACCGTCCGATGGTCCCTCGCCGTCGATGGAGTGGATCAGGTCCCCACCTACGACTTCGCCTTCGTGGCCGGCCAGGTCGAGTTCTCGTGGCCCACCTTCGCGAGCGGGATCGACGCGAGCACGACGAGGACGATCACGTGGCGCGGCCGCGTGGTCTCCGGCGCCGGGACGATCGCGGTCGCGGTCGGCGAGGGGCGCGGGTGGCTCCTCGTGCGCGGCGCCGTCGGCATCGGAGTTAGCAACAGTCCGAACCAGGCCGTCGAGGAGACGCTCCCGCTCGTGACGATCGGCCTCAGCGACTCCGCCCTCGTCGAGATCCAGACCGCCGGCGGAGACCTTCTCGACCTCACCGAAGGCGAGGACGTCCCGACCTCGACGCCCGTCACCGTGGACGACAACGACGCCGGCGCACCGCCTACCGTTACGCTCATCTAGCCCCCAGGAGGAAACATGCTCATCACCCCGAACGAGATCGACGCCGCCGACCCGAGAGCCCAGCGGACCGCGGCCGGGATCATCGGCGAGATGATGCGCGCGCAGGCCCTCGGCCTCCGCGGCCACGTGACCGTCGAGCTCGTGGACGATCACACGGGGCGCGTGGTCGAGCGCCTCGACTCGAAGAACTACGTGAACACGGCACAGTGGGAGGCCTTCGCCGAAGCTCTGCAGAAGCTCGTGTGGACCTACGGCTACGCCGGCGACTCCTCGACCGTCACCGTCAACCCGTACACGAACCGCGACCCCCGGATCATCCCGACGCTTCGGAACGATCACGTCGCGTGTTGGGCCGACACGACCGCCGAGAACAGCGCCGATATCTACGCCTTCGGCGAGATCGTCGCGTGGGCGCACCGATGGTCGCAGGGCAGCCCCTCGACCCGCCAGGGCATCGTTCAGCCCACCCTCTGCACGCTCTCAGTCAACGCGGTGAAGTGGGTGTGGGAGTGGGCGACCTCGAACGGAAACGGGACCTTCCAGTCGGTCGGGTGGCGCCGGCTCGGCGTGAGCTCGAACAGTGGCGACGCGGTCGTGCGCGACATGCCTCACGTCTCGCGTCGCGCTTCTTCCCTCGCTGGCATCTCCGGCGACGTTTCCGCCGGCTCGTCGACCGCCGGCTCGTGGACCTCCGGCCCCGCCTTCCTCACGGGTGGCGCGACCTACTACGACTCCGGATCCGGGAAGCTCTACACGCTCCCGCTCGCCGGCGCCTCCGTGGTGAAGCTCTGCAGCGTGCCCATCACGATCGACGCGAACGGGGACTACACCCTCGGCGCGACCACCGACGAGAGCGCCGCCGCGTTCGCCGCGGGAGTGGGCGGAGACAACATCGCGATCGCTACCCGATGGATGCAAGGCCTCACGCGGTTGGGCGCCTCCGGCGACTGGATCGCCGTCGGCTACACCGGCTCGACCACCGGCCGCCGGCCGACGATCCGACGCGTCACGAACGCCGGCTCGATCAGCTACACCAACGCGAACGCCGGGACCTACTCCGTCGAGAGTGGCTTCCACGACGTGACCTACGACGGCTCGAACCTGTGGGTGGTCGCGACGAACGGGAACACCGGAGTCCCGGCGATCCACCGGATCGACCCGGCGACCGGAACGATCTCGGCGACGATCACCGCGATCGCCGCGATCCCCGCCTACTTCCCGAGCCCGTCGGTCTCGCGTGGCTTCTCGGCGATCGAGTGGGACGCCGACTCCTCGTGGCTGTGGGTGCAGACCACCGACGGCTACATCTTCAACATCGACACGAGCGGGAACTGGCTCGGAGTGCTCTTCTTCGACACCATCAACGAGTTCCCGATCTCCGCCGCGACGCTCTCCGGCCAGCACAACGCGCAGCGCGCCCAGTCGCTAGGGATGCACGACACCGACGACGCCCTCCTCACGATGGGAGTCGCGGGGACCACCGTCGATGCCAACTCTCAGACGTGGCCGCACCACCAGTCGGGCCGCCAGGCGTGGAGCTCCGGCGCGGTGTCCAACGCGCCGAGCTTCCGGCAAAAGATGTTCACGATGGACGGGGACGTGTGGACCGTCGGCCAGTATTCCGGGTGGTCGAGCGGATCGCCGGCCGGCTCCCACCGTCACAACTTCTTCGCCTTCACGCAGTACCCGCACTTCGCCTCCCGGACGCTCCTCGCTTCTCCGGCGACGAAGAACAGCTCGCAGACCATGCGGATCGCGTACACGATGACCTTCACGTGAGGCCCCGCCGGCGAGCTCGAGCAGGCCTTCCCACCAGGCGCGCAACGGGAGGTCCTCCGGCGAGCTCTCCTCGGCCGATACCCTCGACCCCGTGACACGCGAGACCGACTTCCACAACTGGCAGCGCCACACCCCGGCGCCGGATCCAGCGTTCGCCCGCCTCTCCCCGAACCTCGCCGCGATCGGCGACGAGCTCGCGAAGCGATGGGGGATGACCAACCTCGGCGGCTACGGATGGCGCCCGATCCGAGGAGGGACGCTCCCGAGCTCGCACGGCTTCGGCGCCGCCACCGATCGCCGCTACGCCGAGATCGGCCGCGCCCGAGCTCTGTCCGAGGTCCTCCCGTGGCTCCTCGACAACTCCGGCGAGCTCCACGTCCAGGCCGTCCACGACTACTTCGGGTGCCGAATCTGGCGCAGCACGAACGCCGGCGACGGATGGAAGGCGCAGACCCCCTCGACAACTACGGGGATGGGTCAGACGTGGGCGATCTACTTCCACATCGAGACCACCCTCGAAGGGTGGGGCGACTCGACCCCGATCCCGAACCGGCTCGGCGCCGGCGGGAACCCGATCCCCGCTCCCGTTCCCGTCCCGATCCCAGCTCCCGGAGGTCCCTTCGTGCATGCCAACATCAAGCGCGGCGACGTGAACGCCGACGTCTTCGCCGCCCAGGTCATCCTTCGGCACCGCGCCGGCCAGACTCAGATCGTGGCCGACGGCCAGTTCGGAGGCCAGACCGAGCAGGCCGTGAAGAACGTCCAGGCCTTCACCGGCTTGACCGTCGACGGCCTCGTGGGTCCGAAGACGTGGGCCGTCCTCGACTTCCTCGCGAACAGCTAGGCCGGCGGGAAGTGTCAGACGATGCGGCACGGGGAACACTCGCGAGCCCTCTCGAAAGGCCTCACGTGATGCGATCTCCCCGCCAGCTCCTCGCCGTCCTCTCGATCGCGCTCGGCGTGATCGGAGTCCAGACCCTCATGTACCGCCCGGACTTCCTCGCCTTCTCGCCGCTGTGGAGCGCGTGCACGCTCGTGGCCTCGATCACGTGCGCGGCCGCCGCGGTGAGGCCTCGACGGATCTACGTCGCGGTCTCCGGCGCCGCCGTTGTCGCGAGCTCGTGCGCCCGTGGTCTCGCCCTCGTGATCGAGCTCCTCCGAGCGGATCACGTAGGGCCCGGCGCGCCGCTCGTGGTGGCCTCGATCACGTGGGCGATCGTGGCCCTCCTCGCCTTCGTGACGTGGCACGAGTACGTGCTCCCGTGGTCGATCGCGGTCCTCTCCGAGCGCCGCTCCCCCGAGTCCATTCGACGCCGGCAGGAGCAGGCCGGCCGATGATCGGCGCCGACTCGATCGACTTCGCGAACCTGACCGGAGTCGGGATCGGCGCGGTCCTCCTCGCGCTCGTCTTCCGGACGCTCTGGCGCCAGGAGGGAGGATGGCGCGCCGTGCTCGACTCCTCCCGGGAAGATGCGAAGCAGGCCCGCGAGGACGCCTCGGCCGCTCGAGCGGATGCTGCAGCAGCTCGCACCGACGCCCGCGAGGCGCGAGGAGCGGAGCGCGAGTGCCAGCGCCGGCTCGCCCGCCTCGAAGACATGGTCGGGGAGATCCGAGCGAGCTCGGCGACGAACACGCGCCGCCTCGACCAGCTCGACGGAACGCCCTCCGGCGAGGTCCCTCAGATCGAAGGCCCGGGCGCGTAGCCTCGGCCACATGAAGAACCTCATCGCACGAGCCCGGGTGATCCTCACCGCCGCCCCGACCTACCTCGTCGCGGCCGGCGCCGTGGTCTCGATCGTGGCCGACGAGGTCTCGAAGGTCCTCCCCGCCGGATGGCAGGACAACGCCGCGCAGATCGCCGGCGCGGTGGCCGGAGTGATCGGCGCGGCCGTGCTCATCGTTCGCCGGGTGACGCCCGTCCTCATCTCCGAGCGCGGTCTCCTCTCGCCGCCGGATGGCCCCAAGCCTCCCGACCCCGTCGAGTAGGTCTCCTCCGGCGAGATTCTTCCGCCGGATCTTCTAGTGGTACTTGTAACCCGCCGCGCCCGCGGTGTAGGTTCCCTCTCCTCGCCCGGCGACCATGACCCGAGACCGGCCGAGAGATCGAAGGAACCATGCCACCGTCCCGGCTCGACGCCGTCGGCGCCGTCCTCGTGATGCTCGCCCGCGTGAAGGACCCGACCGAGCGGATCCGCGCGATCCGCGCCGTCCGGGCGGAGCTCACGCGCCACGACGAGCGCCTCGACCAGCTCCTCCGAGAAGCGATCCTCGAGCTCCGCGCCGGCGACCCTCCGGCCACGTGGGCCGAGATCGGCGAGCTCCTCAACATCTCCCAGCAGCGCGCCTACCAGCTCGCCGCGGAGTACCTGCAAACCACACAACGAAAGGCCCCAGCATGACCACCGAAGACACCGCGCCCGAGACGACCGACGAGATCGAAGGCGTCATCCACCAGCCCACCCTCCCGACGATGGAGCTCCCCGACTACCACGGGAGGAAGCCCGTCGGCATGAAGACCGCCCTCGCCGGCGCCGGGACCCGAGTCACCCGCCCGCACACGATCGGCGACCGGATCGTCCTCGTGATCGAGGCCCGGGTGAAGAGCGCCAGCCACGAGGACACCGACGACGGCCTCGTCTACTCCGAGAAGTTGAAGGTCCTCGACCTCTTCGAGCTCGACCCCGGCCAGGGATCGCGGCTCATCTCGACCGTTCGCTCGCTCTACCGCACCGGCGAGGACGCCATCAAGGGACGCCGTCCTATCCCCGACCTCGGCGACACCGGCTACACCGACGCCTCCGGAGTGGTCCTCACGCCGGCGGAAGTGGCCGAGCTCCGAGGAGATCCGATCCGCGCGATCCTCTCCCCCGAGCTGACCCCCGCGGTCGTGGTCTACGACGACGGAGCGCGGGACCTCTGGCCCGACGACTACCCGAAGGACGCACCCCGCCCGAAGATCGGCGAGAAGTACCTCACCGACAACGGGGACGCGATCGTGACCGAGCTCCTCCACCACGAGACCGGCGAGAAGCTGGCCGAGGCCGGCGCCGACGTGGTGCCCAGCCCCGCGCCCGAGCTCGACGAGAACCCGGAGGTTCCCCAGCCCGAGCAGGAACCGCCGCTCGAGCCCGCCCGAGCTCATCTCGCCGCCGTCCCGGATCTCCCCGATCCCGCCGCGCCCGAGACGGATCCCTACGCCGGCGACCTCGGCGACGACGCGGACGGATGGGAGACCGCCGAACCGCTCCGCCCGCTGACCGCCGAGGAGGAAGAGACCGCCCGGATCGAGGCCCTCCTCCCGACCTCCGCCGACTTCGCCTTCGTCGACTGCCAGATCCCCGAGCTCCTCGGCAAGCTGGCCGCCGTGACCGACCTCGCCTCCGCCCGCCGGATCGAGCTCGCCGAGAAGCAGGGCCGAGGCCGAGGCTTGAAGGCCCGCGCCGGCGCGATGACCGCGATCGGGAAGCGCGTCGCCGAGCTCACCACCGCGGAGACGGGAGTCGCGCAATGAGTGAGACCGCCCGAATCCGTGAGGCCGCCCGAGCCCTCTCCCGCCAGCGCCCGGAGGACAACCGCTCCGGGACCTACACCGCCGAGCGCAAGCCCTCGGCGATCGACCTCGTCCCGAAGTACCGGGACCTCGCCCAGCGAGCAGCGCAGGACCTCAACCGCCGGATCCGAGGGATCGAGGGACTCTTCGGCGAGGACGCAGCTCGACCGATCGAGGCCGCCGCCGAGGAGCTCCGGGAGATGTTCTACGCCGCTCTCGAAATGCACGAGCTCGCCCACCACAACCGCGACGAGTACGTGGCCCGGCTCCGCTCCGAGCACTCCGCCGAGCTGCACAAGCTCCGCGCCGAGTACGTGGCCCGGCTCCGCTTCGAGCACTCCGCCGAGCTGCACAAGCTCCGCGCCGAGGCCCTCCGGTATCACGCCTATCTCGACGCCGCACGCCGCCAGGAGGCCCGCCGCCGGCTCCGTGGTGGCGCCGAGCGCCCCGCGTGGTACGTCCAGGCCGCGGACCTCTTCGACGACGGGGATCCGTTCTGATGGCCGGCCGCACCGACCCGAAGAAGAAGTGGACCGAGGGACGCCACCGGCTCCTCACGATCCACGACGGGACCCGGCTCACGCCGACGCTCGTCGCGCTCCTCGGAGTGGTGGCCGACGCCGCCGCCGAGCTCACGCCCGACAGCTACCAGCGCCAGCACAAGCTCGACGAGCTCGCCCCGCGCCTCGTGGCCCGCTCCGATGGTCTCGCCCTTTACGTGACCGACAGGAGGCTCGGCTGATGGCACGGGAAGCAGCACCGAAGACCCGCATGCAGAAGAGCGGACGCGGGCACACGTACTACCTCGACGGGGAGTGGTGCCCGGGAGTGACGACGATCCTCTCGAACGGGATCCCGAAGGGAGGCCTCATCGGGTGGGCATCGAAGATCCCCGCCGAGGTCGTCGCGAACGGCCTCACCGTGGCGAAGAGCGAGGCGACCGGGAAGACGCACATCGTCGCGGACGAGCTCATGGCCGAGCTCCGAGCGTGGCAGGACTCCCGCACCGGGAAGGACGTCGTGAAGTGGGGAGACCACACCCCGCTACCCCGCTCCGCGGTGGCCGACGCGATCGCCTCCCTCCGCTTCCGCGACCTCGACGAGGCCGCCGGCCGAGGGACCGACGTCCACAAGCTCGCCGAGAAGCTGGCCCACGGAGAGGAGGTCGAGGTCCCGCCCGAGCTCGCCGGCCACGTCCGGAGCTACCTCCGCTTCCTCGAAGAGTGGCAGCCCTACGACGCCCTGATCGAGCGCGTCATCGTCAACCGGCGATGGCGGTACATGGGGAAGCTCGACATGATCGCCCGCTTCGACAACCTCCCCGAGTGGATCGCCGAGCGGATCGGCTCGACCTCCGGGACCGGCCTCCTCGACGTGAAGACCTCCCGCTCCGGGATCTTCTCCGAGGTGGCTCTGCAGCTCGAAGCGTACCGACGAGGCGAGACCATGCTCGAAGGCCGCGACGAGGTCCCGATGCCCCCGATCGACTTCGTCGCGGCGATCCACGTCCGCAGCGATGGGTACGACGTCTACGCCTTCGATATCGAGACCGAGCGCCGGCCGACGACCTTCGATATCTTCCTCTACGCGAAGCAGGTCGGGGACTGGCTCGACTGGAAGAGCGGACCGAGCTCGACGATCAAGAGCCCCGCGCTCCGGCCGGCGCGCTCAGCGGAGGCGAGCTCGTGACGTCCCGCCGCGCTACTCACCGCCGGCGAGCGGAGGCCCCGGTCCCCGTGGTCCCCGGAGTGATCCCGGACCGCTCGGAGGCCTCGGTCGAGATGGCGATGCGCCAGGCTCACGAGGTCCTCCCCGCGGTCCGCCACACCCGGGTGACGATCCAGCTCCACACCCCGGCCGAAGGTCTCGCGATCATCGGCCAGCACTTCGGCGAGATGGCCGCCTCCCTCATGCAGCACCAGCTCGACAAGATCGGAGGCGAGGAACCGACGATCGTCATCGCGACCCGCCTCCCCCACCGCACGTTCCACCACCACGAAAGGCCCAAGACATGACCGACCTCGTCCGATACCAACCCCCGACGAGCTCCCTCGACCTCGCCCCGCAGGCGTGGAAGCTCGCCGAGAAGATCGCCGCGACGGACTTCGTCCCGCCGGCTCTTCGAGGGAAGCCCGAGGCCGTGCTCGCGTGCATCCTCGCCGGCCACGAGGCCGGAGTCTCGCCGATGCAGGCCCTCTCGAAGATCCACATCATCGAAGGCCGGCCGGCGATGGCCGCCGAGCTGATGCGCGCCCTCGTGCTGCAGCACGGACACGAGCTCAACTACGCCGAGGTCTCGACGACCTCCGTCACCGCCGAGGGGAAGCGCCGAGGCTCCGAGCGATGGACCCGCGTCACGTGGACGATGGACGACGCGAAGCGAGGAGGCCTCGACGGGAAGCAGAACTGGCGCCGCTGGCCCCGCGCCATGCTCATCGCTCGCGCGACCGCCGAGCTCTGCCGAATGATCTTCCCCGACGTCCTCGCCGGGATCTCCTACACCGTCGAGGAGCTCTCGGACGGGAACGTCTCCGGCGACCTCGTGGACTTCGGTCCGCCCGAGCTCGTCGAGACCGTCCCCGAGGCGCCGCCGGCGAACCGTGCGCGGGCCCAGCGCGCGGTGACCCGGCAGAGCTCGCCGGCCGCCGAGATCGACGAGAAGGACCCGCCGCCCCCGGGTGAGGTCCCGGACCTCCCGGAGGCCGAGCACATCACCGACGCCGAGATCGTCGAGGACCCGCCGGAGGAGAGCTCGAGCAGCTCTTCCGCCGACGGGATCGAGGACGCCGAAGTGGTCGAGGACCCCGCCCCTCCTCGACCACCGGCGCCCGCGCCCGAGCTCCCGCCCGAGCCCACCCCGCCGGCAGCGCACGAGGAGGACGACTGGCCCTCCGGCGAGTGGAGCTCCGGCGACTTCCCCAGCGATGCACCGCCGGCCGACGCCCGCCGCTTCACCGGCCCGCAGCTCGTCGCGATCCGCCTCGGCGACCGCTTCGGGATCAAGGGGAACGGGGAGGAGGCCCGAGCTCTTCGGCTCCGAGCGATCGCCGTCCTCATCGGCCGGGAGATCGAGAGCTCGAAGGACCTCAGCCCGGCGGAGATCCAGACCGTGATCGAGCGGATCGACGCGTGGCCCGAGAACCGGCCCCTGTGGCCCGAGGAGGCCGCTCCGCCGGCGCCGACGCCACCGGAGGCCCCGGAACCCCCGCTCGAGCCCTCAGCGCCGCCCACGGAGGCCGAGACGCCCCGCCGGAGGCCGAGCCCGCCAGCTCGGCCAGCAGCTCCGCCGGCGCCGGCCCCCGTTCACCCCGAGCAGTGGACCGGCGACCAGTGGCGCGAGCTCCTCGCCGAGCGGAAGGTCAAGGTGACCGAGCTCCTCCGGGAGGCGCAGCGCCTCGGCGCGACCCGTGAACCCGCGGTCGCGATCCCGCTCCTCGACTCTCTCGCCGGCTCCGGCCTCGCCGAGGAGCTCCTCGGATGGGTCGAGGACCTCTCGCTCGAACGCCGCTCGAAGTGAGCTCGCGCCCGGAGGAGATCCGGGCGCGGCTCGTCGAGCTCCCTGCAGGGACAGACCTCCTCCGCAACGTGCGCTACATGCACGCCGAGGACTTCGACGACTGCACGACCGAGGAGCTCGTCCGCGGCGCCCGATGGCTCCGCGCCGCCAGCTACTCCGCCGCCGAGGGAGCTCGGAAGCTCGACGCCATCGCGCGGAAGCGCACCACCACCACCACCACCGAAGAGACAGGACCCAGCACATGCACATCCGACCCAGCTACCACCGCGACGAGTATCAGCACGGAAGAGCCCCCGACGGCTACTCCGCCGCCGCCGGCCCCGAAGTGACCGTCGAGCAGGAAGAGGACGGCTCCGGAGTGACCCTCCATCTCGACCCGCTCCCGACGGAGACCCTCGAAGACCGGCCGATCTCTCGCACGTTCAGCAGCCCCGAGGCCCGGGAGCTCGCCGCGATGCTCTGGCACCACGCCGACGAAGCCGACCGACGGATGGGCCTCCGATGATGGCTCGCCTCTTCGACGTCGACAACGTCGTCGACAGTGATGACTGGTACACGCCGGCGTGGATCTTCGACGGGCTCGGGCTCCGCTTCGACCTCGACGTCGCGCACCCTGACACCCCCTCGGAAGTCCCCGCAGACCGCTTCTTCACCGTCGCCGACGACGGGCTCTCGCAAGAGTGGACCGGCCTCGTGTGGTGCAACCCGCCGTACTCCGCGCCGACCCAGTGGTGCGACCGATGGGCACGACACGAGCCCGGCGGATGCATCCTTCTCCGCGCCGACCTCTCGACCCGTGGACCGTTCATCGCCTTCTCCGCCGCCTCGTCGATCTACGTTCCCCGCCGGCGTCTCCAGTTCGTCTCCGGCTCCGGCGCCCCGTCGGGCGCGGTGAACTTCTCGACCGTGCTCCTCGGGCGCGGCGAGCAGGCCGACGCCGGGATCGAACGCCTCGCGTCGATGTATGACGGCTCCGCCCGGCGGCTCCGATGAATGTCGTCGGTCTCGACCTCTCTACGAAGCGAGTCGGTTTCGCCGCTGCAGATGGGGAGCTCTTCTCGATCTCCGCTCACGCCGGCGCCGAGGATCCCTACCGCCGTCTGCACGAGCTCGGCCGTGAGATCGAGCGCGCCCTCCGTCTCCGGCCACCGTTCCCCGAGCTCGTGGTCGTCGAGGGATACTCCCTCGCCGTCTTCGGGACCGGGATCCTCTCGAAGATCCGGCTCGGCGAGGTCGGAGGGATCGTCCGCACCCGCCTCTTCGAGATGGGGATCCGCTTCGTCGATGTTCCTCCGTCGAGCGTGAAGCGCTTCGCCACCGGGAACGGGAACGCGAAGAAGGAGCAGATGGTCTCCCGTGCGATCGAGCTCGGCGCCCGCGGGAACGTGAACGACGACGAGGCCGACGCCTTCCACCTTCGCCGGATGGCCCGCGCGGCGAACGGCCTCGAGGGGGACCTCCTCGCCCACGAGCTCGACGCGATCGCGAACGCCGGGATCTCGTGGTGACTCTCGCCCTCACACTGTGCGCGGTGCTGGCCGCCGGCCTCGTGTGGCTCCTCGTGGCCGCCGCGTTCGGAGTGGCCCTCGGCCGCTTCCTCCGTGGCACGGATCAAGCAGCGCGCCAGCTGCACAACGAGGAGCGCCGGCGACGCGGCCGCGACCTCGACGAGCTCGCACCACGGCGCCGGCGCCGTCCTCAGCGGTAGACCATGACCGAACACCGCGCCCGGAAGAGTAGCGGAGACCCTCGCGTCCCGCCTCACAACCTCGACGCAGAGGAGGCCGCCATCGGCGCGGCTCTCCTCAGCCCGGGCGCGGCCGCTTCCGTCCTCTCGATCGCCGAGGCCGCCGACTTCTACCGGCCGGCCCACCAGCACATCTTCCACGCGATCGCCCGGCTCATGGCCGAGGACGACCCGCACATCGACGTCGTGACCGTCGCGGACCAGCTCCGCCGCGACGGCCTCCTCGACGAGATCGGAGGCGCGCAGTTCCTCCTCGAGCTGCAGAACATGACGCCGGCGATCTCGAACGCCCACCGCTACGCCCGGATCGTGAAGGACACGGCCATCCTCCGGCGACTCATCGGCACCGCGGCCGAGATCGCCGAGCTCGGCTACAACGCCCACGACGACCCGAGCGGAGCGATCGTGCGCGCCGGCGAGCTCCTCGGCCGGATGGGGACCGCCGACGCCGAGACCCTCTCCTCGCTCGAAGTGGCCGACGTCGGCGCGCTCCTCGCCGGCAACCTGCAGACCGAGCAGCCCGCGCTCCTCACCCGCACCGACGGAGGAGCTCTCCTCTACCCCGGGAAGATGCACGTCTTCCAGGCCGAGCCCAGCTCCGGGAAGAGCTGGCTCGCTCTCGTCGCGGTGGCCGAGGTCCTCGCGATGGGAGGCGCGGCCGGGTATCTCGACTACGAGGACACCGGCCCCGGGATCCTCGGCCGGCTCCGGAACCTCGGAGTGACCGACGCGGTCATGGCCGAACGCTTCTACTACGCCAACCCCACCGGCCGCTTCGGCCCGGCGGAGAAGCTCTCGCTGGCCGCCGCCCTCGACCGGATGAACCTCGACCTCGTGGTGATCGACGGAGTCGGCGAATCCCTCTCCCGTGAAGGTCTCTCCGAGGACAAGGCCGACGACGTGATCCGATGGACCGACCTCCTCCCTCGACCGATCGCCCGCACCGGCGCCGCCGTGCTCATGCTCGACCACGTGGCGAAGGACCCCGAGCAGCGCGGCCGATGGGCGCGAGGATCCGGCGCGAAGCTGGCCGCGGTCGATGGCGCGAGCTATCAGATCAAGGTGCGCGTCCCCTTCTCCCGCCACCGCGCCGGCCGCTTCGATCTCGTGGTGGCGAAGGACCGGCCCGGCGGAGTGGGCGCGATCGGCGAGACCGTCGCGACCGTTCACGTCACCCCGCACGCCGCCGGCGAGCTCGTGACCGTGAAGGTCGAACCGCACACGAACGAGGCCGCCGCCCCGACCGACTCGTGGAAACCGACCGTGATTATGGGGAAGGTCTGGCAGGCCCTCGACGACTCGACGGCTCCGCTCACCGCGACCGCCCTCTCCTCGCTCGTCCACAGCGACAAGCCCCGCCTCGTGAAGGAGGCGATAACCCGGCTCATCGCGGAAGGCTTCATCGCCGAGACCGGGAAGCGCCCGAAGACCCTCCGGATCGTCAAGCCCTACACCGACGCCCCAGCGAAGCAGGCGCCAGCATGGAGGGAAGAGCCCCCGCCGCCCGAGGTCTTCGAGGACGAGGACTACTACCACCCCAGCGACGAGGATCTCGCCGAGATCGACCGCCAGCGCGGCTTCTACCAGCACCCCGAGTTCTAAGCCCAACCAACCAAGGAGAACAGCATGCCCACCCCGACCAACCTCGACCAGCTCGCCGCCGAGTACCTCTCGAACAGCGCCCGATGGTTCCCCGACCTCCACCACGACGACACCCGCGCCGCCGTTCACTTCGCCCTCGGCCTCGCCGGCGAAGTGGGGGAGCTCGTCGAGCTGATGGCCTTCGTCGAGCCCGGCGAGCTCCTCGACCACCGCACCGGCGAGGAGCTCGCCGACGTGACGATCTACGCCCTCGACCTCGCCGCCGTGCTCTCGATCGACCTCGACCTCGTGTGGCGCCAACACGAGCTGCAGGCGACCGGCCTCTGGCCCGACCTCGTGGTGGCCGCCGGCCTCGTGTGCAACGTGACGAAGAAGCTCAACCGCGGCGACGACGTCGCGCCCGAGCTCCTCGGCGAGAAGATCGGCCGGCTCGTGGTCGAGTGCTTCACCTTCGCCGAGGCGAGCTCGATCGACCTCCTCGCCGCGATGACCGCCAAGGTCGCGGTGTGTGAGGCCCGATGGGGAGGCCCCCGTGGGTGAGCAGACCGCGATCAAGTGGACCGACCACACCTTCAACCCGTGGTGGGGATGCGAGCGCGTCTCGCCCGGGTGCCAGCATTGCTACGCCGAGACCTTCGCCAAGAGGACCGGCCACGACGTGTGGGGGAAGGCCGCCGGCCGCCGCTTCTTCGGCGAGAAGCACTGGAACGAGCCCCGGAAGTGGAACGCCGCCGCCGAGGCCGCCGGCCGGCCCGCGCTCGTCTTCGCCGCCTCGATGGCCGACGTCTTCGAGGACCGTCCCGAGCTCGTCGAGCACCGCGCCCGGCTCTTCGAGCTCATCGGCGCGACCCCGTGGCTCCGCTGGCAGCTCCTCACGAAGAGGCCCGAGCTCGTGCGCGAGCTCGTGCCCGCCTCGTGGCTCTCCGGCGACTGGCCGGCGAACGCGTGGCTGGGGACGACCGTCGAGGACCAGCAGCGCGCCGAGCTCCGGATCCCCGAGCTCGTCGAGCTCCCCGCGCCCGTCCGCTTCCTCTCGTGCGAACCTCTGCTCGAGCAGCTCGACCTCTCGAAGTGGCTCGGCCTCGAATGGATGGAGGCCCTCCGCCCACCAGGCGCGCTCCTCGCCCGCCGCGGGGAGGGAGGATGGGGGATGGACCTCTTCGAGGCGATCGCCCGCTCCGAAGGTCGCGCGCCGGCGATCTCGTGGGTCATCGTGGGAGGAGAGTCCGGACCAGGCCACCGGCCCCTCGACGCCGAGGCCGCCGCGGACCTATGCGATCAGGTCCTCGCCGCCGAGGTCCCGCTCTTCTTCAAGCAGTGGGGAGGCCGCACGCCCGACGCCGGCGGAGACCTCATCGACCCGAGCAGGACCGGCAACGTCCGCCGCTTCCACCAGCTCCCGCCGGAGGCCCTCTCGTGAGGTACCTCCACGCCGAGCTCGACCTCGACCAGCCCCGGCCCGAGCTCACGCCGGAGGAGATGCGCGCCGGGCCCGTGATGGTGCGCGCCGACGCGCGCCGGATCCCGCTCCCCTCCGGCTCCGTGGACGTGGTCGTGACCTCGCCGCCCTACTTGAAGCAGCGCGTCTACGGCCACGAGGCCGGCCACGAGCTCGGCCGGGAGGAGACCGTCGCGGAGTACGTGACGATGATCGCCGACGTCTTCGACGAGCTCCGCCGAGTGATGAAACCCGACCGCTCCTCCGCGTGGCTCAACCTCGGCGACAAGGCGAACAACAGCGGAGGCGCGGGCGGAGATTGGGCGAAGGCGAACCGGGAGGCCGCCCTCGCCGGCGGAGGCCCCGGCCGCTTCCGCGATGGCGCCTTCCCCGAGGCGAGCTACCTCGACGTTCCCGGCCACGTGCTGCACGAGCTCATGCGCCGCGGGTGGCGCCTCCGCCTCCCGATCGTGTGGGACAAGGGCCGAGAGTCCCCGGAGTCCCTCCGCCACGTCCGCCGGCCGCGATGGTCGCACGAGATGATCTACCTCCTCACGCCGTGGGAGCGATCGAGGAAGGCGACGGACCTCCGGCCGAAGTGGTACCCCTCCGGCCTCGTCGAGACCGGCTCCGTCTGGCACTTCCCGCCCGGCGGAGATGGCGACCCCCATCTCGCCCCGTTCCCCGACGAGCTCGCGCGCCGCTGCATACTCCCGACCACGCTCCCCGGCGATGTCGTCTTCGATCCCTTCGGAGGGAGCGGGACCGTCCCCCGGGTGGCCGCCGAGCTCGGCCGCCACGGGATCGCCACCGATATCTACGCCGGCCGGCCCGACCTCGTCTACGGGACCGAGACCCAGCCGCGCCAAGCCCGCAAGATCACCGACCAGGAAGAGACCTCAGCATGACCACGACCCCGCCCCTCTCGATCGTCCTCCCCGGCTCTCGCGCCGTCGAGCTCGACGCCGGCGAACGCTGGCAGCTCTTCGAGGGAGAGTCCCTCGGAGTGATGCAGCGGATCCCGGACGCGTGCGTGGCCGCGGTCATCACGGACCCGCCCTACAGCTCCGGCGGCTTCACCCGCGGCGACCGGATGGCCTCGACGACCAACAAGTACGTCCTCACCGGGACGCAGGTCGAGCGCCCGGACTTCGCCGGCGACAACCGCGACCAGCGCGGCTACTTGAAGTGGTGCGTGGCGTGGCTCGACGAGTGCCTCCGGATCACCAGGCCCGGCGGATCGCTCCTCATGTTCACCGACTGGCGCCAGCTCCCGACGACGACCGACGCCGTCCAGAGTGGCGGCTGGGTCTGGCGCGGGATCGTGCCGTGGGACAAGGGCGACGGGACGCGCCCGAGGCGAGGAGGCTTCCGCTCTCAGGCCGAATACGTGGTATGGGCGACCGCCGGCGGAGTGCGCGACGACGTCGACGAGTGCCTCCCCGGGTGGCTCCACGTCCGCGACGATGGCGAGCTCGATCCCGGGTGGATCCACGCTCCCGTGAACCAGGCCGACAAGCACCACATCACCGGGAAGCCGACGGAGCTCATGCGCCAGCTCTCCCACATCTGCCTCCCCGGCGAGCTCATCTTCGACCCGTTCGCCGGGAGCGGGACGACCGGAGTCGGCGCGCTGATGGAGGGACGCCGATTCCTCGGAGTGGAGAAGATGGCGAGCTACGCCGAGATCGCCCGCCGGCGGATGGCCGCGGTCGAGGCCGCGCCGACGCTCTTCGCCGAGACCTTCGACGCGCCCGAGCTCGCGCTCGACTTCCCCGAACCGACGCCGGAGGAGCTGGCCGACGCCCTCACGCCGGACGAGCTCGCCGACCTCTTCGATCGGCCTGGCGAGTGATGGGCCGAATCGTGGAGACGTTCGCCGGTCCCGGCGGATGGGACGAAGGCCTCGCCGCCCTCGGCCTCTCCGTGGACGTCGGCATCGAATACGACGCGACCGCGTGCCTCACACGCCGCGCCGCCGGCCACCACGCCCTCGAGGCCGACGTCGCCACCCTCAACCCCGCCGACTACCTCGACGCCTCTGGCTTCATCGCGTCGCCACCCTGCCAGGGATTCTCCTCCGCCGGGAAGGGCGCCGCCCGAGACCTGATCCCCGAGCTTCTCGCCTCGATCCACGCTCGCCGATGGACAGACCGAGCGGACCCCGACCCTCGCGTGTGGCTCATCGTGGACCTCGGCCGATGGCTCGACCAGCTCAGCCCGGAGTGGTTCGCACTTGAGCAGGTCCCCGCCGCCCTCCCTATCTGGCGCGCCTACGCCGACCTCCTCCGAGACCGCGGCTACTCCGTGTGGACCGGAGTCCTCAACGCCGCCGATTACGGAGTGCCTCAGACCCGAGAGCGCGCGATCCTCATGGCCTCGCGGACCCAGCTCGTCCACCCGCCGGCCGCCACCCACGACCGAGACCCCGTCCCCTCGCTCTTCGGCACCCTTGAGCGATGGGTCACGATGGCCGAGGCTCTCCCCGACATGGCCGACCGCATCGCCGCCCGATGGCGAATCGGCTTCCCCCGCCTCGACGACCGAGGAGACTCACCGGACGGCTACCGCGAGCGTGACTGGCGCGACATGGACGAGCCCTCGTTCGCCCTCACCGAGAAGGCCCGGTCGTGGACCGTGAACACCGGCCGAGCATGGGTCAAAGGAGGCTCCCGCGAAGATGCTCAGACGATCGACGCCAGCGAACCGGCTCCGACCGTCACCGGGCAATCCGGAGCACAATGGCAGCTCCGAGCGAACGCCCAGCAGAACGCGACGGTCCGCACCGACGACGAGCCAGCGCCGACTCTCGCGATCGGCCACGCCGCAAACGACTGGATTTTCACCCGGCCAGCGACCACCGTGCAAGGCGACCCGAGAGTCGGAGCGCCCGGGCACCGTGACCGAGAAGGAGGCGAGCGCCAGTTCGCCCCCGACGCCATCCGGCTCTCCGTCGCCGACGCCCTCGTGCTGCAGAGCTTCCGCCCGGACTACCCCGTCCAGGGGACGAAATCGAAGCAGTTCGAGCAGATCGGGAACGCGATCCCGCCTCGCCTCGCCGCCGCCATCCTTGAGGCCCTAATCGGCAAGAGTTGAGCAAGATCCGCTCGAGCCCCTACAGCTCTACGCCTTCTTCGCCGATAGTGGAGACATGACCAACACCGCACAGCCCACCGAGCGCCGCTCCGTGCCGCGTTCTTCCGCCTTCCCGTGCCCGCATTGCGGCTCGAGCAGGATCTCCGCTCACCATCTCCGGGACACTGGCGACCTCGACCCGGCCCGCGCCGCCGAGCTCGGCTTCTGCCCGGTCCTCGTGGCGAAGCGCCAGAGCCCCGCCCTCGTGCTCTGCCCGACCGACGCCCGCGAGGCCGCCCGACCAGCTCGACGACCCGCACAACGAGAGGCCGTTCCCGTGACCGACGAGCTCTTGTGCCGCCTCGTGAACCAGGCCGCCGACTACGGGGAGCTCATGCTGACGATCGAGGAGTTCGGCCCGTTCTGGCAGTGGACGACCGAGCACCCCGGCGCCTCGTGCTCGATCGGAGGCCGGCTCTACGTCTTCGAGCAGCTCCCCGTCCACGTGCTAGAGCTCGCGTGATGCAGCTCGCCCTCTTCCCGGCCCCGCCGGCGCCGCTGCAGCTCGCCCTCGAGCTCCCGACCTCCTCCACCACCACCAGCACCCCGAAAGGCCCGAACATGACCACCAGCACGCCCCAGCGCCGCCGAGGACCGCTCCGCCGGCTCCTCGACCGCATCTCCCGCCCGAGAGGCTTCGGAGGCCCGTCGAGGCCGTTCCCGAGCTCGACGACCGAGATCACCCCGGACGACTGGCGCGTGATCCTCGCCGCTCTGCAGCGCGCCGTGGTCGAGCACACCGCCGCGAACCGCTGGCCGGCCGCCGAGGCCGCTCAGCGCACCCTCGACAAGGTGGCGAAGTACCGATGACCGACGACAACCGCATCGCCTCCGCCGAGGAGGCCGAGGCCCGGGACCTCGACTTCGCCGCCCGCTGCATGGCCGCCGCCGGCGCCGCGCTCCTCCCCGGCTTCATGGAGGCCGTTCGCCGCGCCACCGACGAGGAGATGGCCGCGATCGAGCTGGCCGTGATCGCTCAGCCCTCCCTCCTCCCCGTCCTCACGATGGAGGCCCGCCGGCGCGCCGCCCTCATGTCCGAGCTCTTCCAGCGCACCCCGTGGTCCGGACCGGCGACCGGCGGGACCGCCCTCGCCGCCGGCCTCCGCTCCGTGGCCGCCGACGTCGCAGCAGGCCGCCTCCCGTGACCGAGCTCCCGATGTGCGCGTGGGTGAGGACCGAAGGCCTCGACCTCTCCCCGATCCTCTGCGCGGCCGCCGATCGGCTGACCGTGCTCGTCGAGCAGCTCTCCGCCGCCCGGATCATCACAGACGCCGCCCTCGTGCCGTGCTGCAGGACCGACGACACCGCGTGCACCCGCGACACGTGGAACGACCCCGGCGACCTCGACCGGCCGATCGAGGTCCTCATGCGCGCCGCGATGGCCCTCGGCATCTCGTGGCCGGCCGACGTCGGCCAGCTCGAACCCGAGTACTCCGTGCTCTCCGATGAGTGACCACCGCCGCTCCCCGCTCTTCCGCCGCTCCCCCGAGCTCGTGAGCGCGCTCCTCGGCCACGTCTACGAGTCCGAGGAGGCCGTCCCGTGGCTCGACCTCGTCGGCGAGTTCAGCTCGGACCGCTGGCCGTGGAAGACCGTCGAGAACACGCTCTACGACCTCGTGGCCTTCGGCGCGCTCCACCGGGTAGGCAAGCCCGGCCACGCCCGCCTCCCCGACACGAGAGCCCTCAAACCGACCGCCCTCGGCCGAGCGTGGCTCGAGCGGGAGCTCCTCGACCTCGTCGGCGAGCACGTGCCCGACGAGGACGAGGTCGCGGCCTACCACGAGCGGATGCAGGCTCTCAGGGCCGAGCGGGACGCCCTCGACCCGTGAACGTCCGCTGCAGCTCCCCCACGTGCGCGGCAGGCCTCAACCTCGCCGGCGCCGAGACCGCACCCCGCCCGCTCCTCGAGGCCGCGCTCCGGCGCCTCGGATGGACGATCGAGCAGCAGGACGACGACGACCGCCCCACCCCGTACTGCCCGCGGTGCAGCTCGTGAGCGAGGACCGAGACCGAGTGCTCGAAGGCCTCGACGCCGGCCGGCGCGCAGGATGGGCCCGCGCCTACGCCGCCGAACGCCGGGTGGCAGAGCTCGAGGCCGAGCTCACCAGCTACAGCACCGCGCCCGAGCTCCTCCCCGCTTCATTCCTCGACGGTATGGCGCAGATGCTCTACGAGGCCGGCGCGATGAGCTTCGAGACCTTCACCGCCGCCGAGCTCGGCGAGACGATCTCGGACGAGATGCGCGCCACGCTGGCCGAAGCAGCGATCCAGCTCCTCACGTCAGGGCGCGCCGTGCTTCTCTCAGCGCGGAAGCTGGCAGAGAGCGCCGCCGCGCACGGATACGTTCACCCGTCCGGGAACCGGAAGGCGCGACGCGCCCGAGGCTGACCCCTTCGAGCTCGGCCAGCGCCAGCTCCCACGCCCGCCGATCCCATTCCACGAGCGCGGCGCCGGCGCCGAGCACCACCACGCCCACCAGGGCCCAGCGCGCACGCCTCAACCTCGGCCCTCCCCGAACAGCGGGACCTCCGTCAGGATCGTGACGAACCGATCACCGTCGGCGAGCTGGATCACGTCGCGGTCGTGGTAGACGTTCAGCACCACGAGCCCGGGCGCCAGCTCCTCGTCGACGACCACCCGCGCCACGTACAGCCACCGCCGGCCCGTGACCCGCATCGCTCCGTGCTGTTCATGCTCTGAGCAGGTAGAGGAGCCCGCTCTTCTTCTTCGGCTTCCCCATCCCCGCAGAGTACGCCGATCACGTGACGAGGACCGTCACCACCACGACCACGAGCACCACCACGAGCTGCACCAGCACGC